TGTTCCCTTTGTCCGGGCGCATACACACATGGTGGCCCCCCCCTACGATCAGATATACTCAAGCCATGGCTAAGCGTTCCACGCCATCCCTGCCGGCGACACCAGGCGGGGCCTTCCACGCTGACCTGACTCTACCCGTCGAATACCGGCGGGCCGAGCATTGTGCGGCGCTGGCAGCGATGATCGAAGAGGCGCGCGCTGCGGGCTCGATGGCCGCAGTCGCTGCGCTGACAAAGCAGATGGCCGAGCTGGGCGGACTGTCGGCCCCGATGATCGAACAGGCTCCGGCCGAGTCGGAACCGGTCGACTACATCGACGGTCTACGCGAGCGGCTGGCGACGGCGCGTGACATGCGCAAGCGTGCGAGCAAGGCCGGGTCATTCGGCTCGGCTGCGCAACTGCTGCATCAGGAGCTGGACATCATGCGGCTAATCGCGGAAGAGCAACGCGCCCGCGCGCCTGCTGTCGCGGAGCTGTCTGACGCCGACCTCGTGGCGCAGATTGCCGCGGACATGGCCGCGCTTCCGCCTGTCGTGCGCGCAAAGGTGCAGGCCGCGTCAAGCGCGCCCGTGCTGCGCGTGATTGCTGGCAAGGCCGCGAACGAATGACGGCCGCCGCGTCCAGGCTGCGCGCGAATCTGGCCGAGTACGCACGGCGTCGGCGCGAGCGCCCGCTGGATTACATGCGCTGGCTGGTGCCGCAGGAGCGGTGGCTGCGCATGCCCGGCGACAAGCTTTACCGCGCCGGTAATCAGGCGCTCGGCAAGTCGACCGCCGGTCTGGCTGAGGTGATTTGGTCGTGCCTCGGCACGCACCCGCACTACCAGACGAAGGCGCCGCCGGTTCAGGTCATCGTCTGTTCGCTGAATCAGTCGCAGTCCATTTCGATTCAGTCGAAGTGTCACGACCTGATACCTGCGGGCGCTCTGGCCGATGACTGCGAATACAATCCGAAAACCGGCTACGGCGCAAACCGGCCGCTCACGAAGTTCGCCAACGGGTCGACCATCCGATGGGTAACGGACGATCAAGGCCCGCGGTCGGTCGCAGGCGCGACCGTCGACCTTGTGCTGGTCGACGAGCCGTGTAGCCCCGAGATGATGCGCGAGCTGCGGAAGCGCGTGCTGGTCAAGTCGGGTCGGGTCATCATGACGCTCACCCCGATCAATGGCCCAGTCGAACACATCCGCGAAGCGGTCGAACGCGGGCATATGCCCGAGGTTCACGCGGCGCTGACTACCGACAATCTGCGACACGTCGACACGGGCGAGATCCGGACGCTTGAGGACGGCACGCCCTGCGACGATGCGTGGATCGCGTCGATGTGGGCGAAGGAACCGGCCAGCTGGGCGGGCATCACGCTTGACGGCCTGTGGGAGATGAGGCCGCAGGGCGCGTGGTTCGCGCCGATCTGGAACGCGGCCGCGCACGTCAGCGATTCGGCCATGCTGGACGGCGAAAGCTATTGGCACATTGGCATCGACTACGCGAGCGCCGACCGGCCTCAAGGTCTGGTCGCCGTGCTGGTGCGTGTCGAGCCGAGCCGAAGCGGCGACGGCCGACAGACTGAAAGCATCATCGTGGAGGACATGGTAGCTCTGCCGGGCACCGCGACGGTCACGATGTTCGCTGCTGACATCGTGCGCATGCTCAAGCGGAACGGGCTCCAGTGGCGCCAGCTGCGGACGGTGTACGGCGACAACCCGGTACAGGGCAGGCATGAGTGGAAGGGCAATTACGACCTGACGCGGCGGCTGGCGCTCGAGATGCAGGTGGCGCAGACCGGTATCAGTCCGCGCATCCTCGGCGCGAAGGAGAAGATGAGCGGCGGCAGTCGGGACACAGGCTGTCGGTATCTGTATGAAGCCATGGCCTCTCAACGCATTGTCATCCGCTCGCGCTGCCGGCCGCTTGTCGAGGCTATCGAGAGCTGGGACTATACGGCGCACCATCCCGCAAAGGACAGGATAGACGCCTTGCGATACGCCCTGAAAGATTACATCTTCCCTGCGGGCCGTCAGTTCGCGTCCATTACTCGCGTGAGGTAGCCTGATGTCTATGTCAGATAGCCCGTACATCATTCCCCCTCCCGGCGACGATATGGGCGAGCTGATGCGCTGGGAGCATACCCGGATGGTGCGCCGAATGATGGACGGCGCATGGGAGCAGGACTTGCAGAACCGCGTAGCGCGTGAGGTCGGGCGCGAACGCGCGGACGCATGGGGCATCGCAAAGACGACCTGCATGCCGCTCGTCAGCATCGCGCGAGAGACGGCCGCGCTCTATCTGACTGAGCCGGAAGTGCGGGTACTCGATACCCCGATTTACGGCCCGTTCGCGCAGGCCATCCAGGCGTCTGGCCTGTGGCCTCGCATGCCGCGCTTTCAGGCCATGACCATCGCGCTCCGCGAGTGCGCGTGGCGCGTGTCGGTTCTGCCGACCGGCGAGATCCAGTATCGTCCGGTCTACCCCGACATGCTGATTATGGAGGGCAGCCCCGACCAGCCCGATCAGCCCGTCGAGGTCAAGGAGATGCGCTACCGGGAGGACTGGGGCTGGTGCTGGGATCACATCTGCATCGAGCCCGACGAGCCCGAAAATCCGATCTACCGCGTGGAGCAGGTGGCGACGGGCGCGGACATTAGCATCGAGGTGCTGGGCGGCGACTTCAGCGGCCCGGCCTACCCGTACCGTCGCAGCGACGGCACGCCGATCCTGCCCTATGTGTTGTACCATGCCGAGTCTCTGGGCGACCGTATCTGGAACTGGCGCGGCAACTGGGAGACGGTACAGGCCTGCCTCGACCTCGGCGTGAACTACACATTCCTCGGGCACGTCCTGCGGGATGCGTCATTCCCCCAGCGGTACACGCTCGATTGCGGATTCGTCGGCGCCATCCCGGCCGGGTCGGATTCGTTCTCGCAGCGTGTCGAGGTCACCGCCGATCCGGCGGTCATTATGAGGGCCGAGTCAACGCAGGATGGACGCCAACCGCTGATCGGACAGTTTCAGGCGGGCGCCGACCCGGCGGCGCTTGAGGGCGTCATTTCCAGTCTCGCCAACCGGATCGCCATCGACGCGGGCCTCCCACCTGCGGACATCCAGCGAATGGGCGGCACGGCCCGCAGCGGGTACGCCATCGCACTCAGCAACGAAGGCAAGCGCGCCGCGGCTCGCCGGTACGCACCGATCTTCCGCCGCGCTGACGAGCTGCTGATGTCGGTTACGGCCACGTTGTTTAATCGCGCCACCGGCTCGGCCCTGCCCGAATACGGCTACCAGATCGTGTACCGCGACCTGCCGCTTTCGCCCGAGGAGCTACAGGCCCGCCGTGCGAACGTGATTGAGCTGATGAGCGCCGGGCTTCTCAGCCGCGTCCGCGCGTACCAGGAGCTAAACCCGGGCCTGACCGAATCGGCCGCGACGAATGAGCTTGCTCGTATCGACGCTGAGCGCCTGCGCCTGACCCTTCCCTAACCCTCACTCCGAGGCAACATGAGCGACACCACCACCACCACCGCCGTCGAGATGGTCGACATCCCCGAGGACAGCACGCCGAAGGCCCGAGATCGGATCGTCGCGCTGGCCGCTGAGAAGGCCGCGCTGAAAGCGCAGCTCGACAGCCTGACGGCCAAGGCCAGCGAGGCCAGCCGTTGGCAGACCGAAGCCGAGACGGCGCGGGCTGAGTACCAGCGTGCGCAGGCCGAATGGCAGGCGCAGCAGACGACGTGGCAGAGTGAACGCGCCATGATGTCGGTCGGAATCACCGACCCCGAAGCACCGGACATCGTTCAGGCAGCCTATGCCCGCGTCCAGCCCGGCGAAGGTGGCGCAAAGCCGACGCTTTCCGAATGGCTGGCGAACCGTGACGCCCTTCCGAAAGGCGTTCGCGCGTACCTGCCCGACGCTCCGGCAAGCCCTGCGACGGCTGCGCCTGCTGAGGCTGCACCTGCGCAGAGCGCGCCGGCACCCGCCGCACCGAAGGTAAACGCGGGCGCCGCGGCCTCGGCCGAGCCCGCAAAGACGTTCAGCCCTCAGGCCATTCAGCAGATGCTGGGTACGCCCGCCGGACGCGCGGCCTACGCGGCGAACCGGGCTGCAATCTTGGCAAGCCTGAAGTGATGCACGTTGACACGTCCGCTGTGACGTGTCACACTTGATCTACCGTAGGCGGTCGGGTCGAGCCCCGTAAAAACAGAGCGCACGCCGGAAGCACGATTACCCTTCCCGTTCACCCTGTTTCTTGAGGTGCCCTGTGGCTGACGCTCCTATCACTTATTCGTCCCTGTCTGATCTCACTGTCGCGTCGACGCTCGCCGCTGAACTCCAGCTCAAGCTCGGCGACCGCGCGAGCCTGATGAATCATCCCGCCATCACCTACGTGGGCGATATCGCGGGCTCCGGCTCCAGCGTTAAAAAGGTGGGCATCGTCGGCAAGGGGCTCGACCCCATGGCCGCCGCGACCGACGGCGACAGCGTGTTCTCGACCGCGCTGACCAACGCGAACGTCTCGATCACCGTCGCTCGCCAGGCGTTGTATCGTCAGGTAACCGACCTCGCCGGTCAGACCTGGGCCAGCGTCGGCGACCTTGTGACTTGGTGTGCCGAGGACATGGTGGGCGCTGCGACCCTGCGCGCGCAGACCATGATCTGCACCGCCGGCTCGGCGTTCTCCACCGTCGTTGGCACCAGCGGCGCGGCCCTGACCGTGACCAACATCTTCAGCGCCATCGCCGCGCTCGAGGCCGTGTCCGCTCCCGGCCCGTTCCTCGCCGTCGTCAGCCCGAAGCAGCTCAGCGACTTCCAGAACTCGCTTCGCTCCGAGACTGGCGCGCTCCAGTGGATCCCGGCGACCGCCGATATGGTCGCCATCAAGGGTCAGGGCTACGCCGGCTCGTACCTCGGCATCGACTTCTTTGTGTCCTCCAAGGTCGTGACCAGCGGCTCCGACAAGCTCGGCTTCGTGATCAGCTACGGCGCCATCGGCTACGCGGACGGCACCCCCGCCCCCATCATGGGCACCGGCGGCGTGATGTACCCCATGGGAACCAAGATGTACGTCGAGATGGGCCGCACGCCGGAAGCCGCGATCAGCAAGATCGTCGGTAACTACTACGTCGGCTTCGCCGAGCTTCAGGACGGAATGGGCGTCCAGCTCCAGACCCGCGCCTCCTAGTAAACCCTGCCCGGCCGGCGTCGTGTCGGCCGGGCTTTCCCCTACCCTCCAACCCGAGTACAACGACACATGGCACTCGTAAACGCATACGCCCCCAAGGGGTACACCGCAGCCACCAGCGCCGCCGCTGGCCTGCCGCTCAACCCGAGCGATTACCCGGACTTCCGCCTGATGTACCATCCGAAGCGGTGGACGTTCTACGCCGACGAGAACGGCGCGGGCGAATGGTTGCCAAATCTGGCGCCGCTTTATTTCGTCCCGGGCGTGGCCTGCGTGGACAAGGACGGCGACGTGTCGCTTGCCATGGCCGAGAAGATGCGCCGCGGCTGGATGATCGTGGAGCCTGCGGCCGAATATATCGCCGCGTATGACGGCCGACAGCTTCCGAACGGCAAGGTGCCGACGATCTACCTGCCGGTGTGGATGGTTCCTACCCCGCTGGCGAATGAAGTCCGCCTTAAATACGACCGCGATACCCACCTCGACTACCTGCGCGGGCTGGTCGAATCCGGCCGCCTGCCGCCTCTCGACCCCGACGTGATCGAGCTGATCCGCGGCCGCGTTCAGGACGAATACGAGCGCGATGCTGGCGACGGCTCTGGCGATGGCAAGGCCGCGCGCCGTGCCGAGGCCGCAGCCGCCACGCTAGCCGCGATGGACGCGACCACGCCCGCAAAGCCTGCCAAGGCTGCGCGCCGCGCGAAGGCGGCGACGTGACCGAAGCCGAGGTGCGCAAGGCCCGCGACGGGCTCGCCCGCAAGGCCTACGAGCAAGGCGGCGCGGATGCCGTCAAGCGCTCGGAGAAGCTGCGCGAGCAGGCGCTAAAGGATCTTGTCCGTTCCAAAAACAAGGAGTGATACACCATGGCCGTTCCCGAAAAGCTCTCCCAGTTCCGCGCCGCTGTCGGCTTCACCGGGCTCGTCGTCAAGGACGATGCGGACGCCGCTGACGGCTCGCTCCTCGGCGGCCAGACCGGTCACGCCTGGCATGACCACCCCGCCCGGCGCGTCGACTGCC